GCTTCTTGGGAATTTTGATAGGCAGCCATAGTTATCTGGCGATTAGCTCAAGATACCCCCGTTCTTCGGTGGTGAAGACGTCGTTGGCGCCATCCGAGGCATATTGAATGGTGATGCGAAATTGCTGTTGTGCCGTGGAATCCACGGTCATTTGACCGAATGGCGTCGTCGTCGGTGCGTAGCCATATACCGCGCTGCTGAGGTTGCTACCCATGATCGGATTGCCTGAATGAGTTTGGAAAACCAAGCTGCCCCGCTGAATGGCGGTCGAACTGGTAGCGATGATGGTCGCTTCGAAAGAACCGCCCGACTGGTCGTTACCGGTCCCTGTTCCACAGTTAAGCGGAATGGATGCAAAGTTGGTGCTGCCGTAGTAGGCGCGGATCGTCACGTTGACGCCAGACGCACACTGGAAGGTGCGGAAGTACCCCTTGTACCGAAGGACACTGCCGCCCGCTGGGCCAATGATGTTGGCCGGGATGTAGGTGCCGAAGATAGGCTGCTCGGTCGTCATGGTAGCGAGATTGGCTGAGCTTGTTGCCACTTCGAGCACACGGGTCCTTGAGACAAAGGTCATGGCACCGCTCCCGTTGGTCGAAAGGACTGTCGACGAAGCGCCCTGGGCCGCCGGGAAGGTGAAGGACAAGCCGTTGAACACGAATTTCGGATCAAGGAGCCCGCCCGCTCCGCTGAGGAGCACTCGCGTGGCTGCGGTGCTCGCATTGTAAGTCGAGGTGGCGATAGAAGCGGGAATAGTCAGAACACCGGAACCACCATTTGCAGTCGAAGCTGCGGCCTCAGCCGCCGTAGCCAGCTCCACCACACCTCGCGCGGCGGTCGTGGCGTCGATAACGGCCGCGCCACTAAAGGCAAGTGCGTCTACATAGCCCTTGTCAACGATGTGATCGATGCTCGTGGGAGTGATGCCGGCCGCGTAGATAAGGTTAGCTGGGAAGGTATCTTCACCTGCTGCAAGCGCCTTGAGAATTTGAATAACCGGAAAATCAGTGACTTTTACGCTAGCGCCGCGACGGTGCGAAAACTGAAGCGCGGCGACGGTGCTAGTGCCGGTCGAAGGGCTAACGCCACGAGTGAGAGAAGAAACAGTGGTGCCTGACACCGTCCCGCAAACGAACTCGGCCTGGGCGCTTCCCTCGTCAACCGTGAAGCAGTTGTAGCCGGTAAGTGAGCCGCCGCCGCGAACAGAGTTAGCGGCCATGGTCATGGTCGTTGCTGATGACGTTATAGGAGCCGCAAGGCTCGTTTCGAAAACAGCCGGTGCTGCTGGAAGCGCCACCCCGAAGTTTTCGGGAACCGGCTGCGGCGTCGGAATTGCCTGATAGGTCAGGACAGCTGTGAGGAGAAACAGGAAAGGGTAGAGGATGGGCATGATGATAGTGTAGTTAAATACGCAACTTTAGTAACGTTAGCTGGTGCGAATTGGTAGGTTCTTTTTTCCTTTGTCTCTAATGTCCTTAAAGGTAAATGAGTTGACGGACACATGGCCGACATCCTGGGCTTCGAATTTGACGCGGACGTTTATAAATCGGTCGCTGTTGATGGGAAAGTCCAGCTCAAAGGGCGAGGCGGTAACGTCACCGCCGCCACCCACGACTTTCGAACCTATGGTGGGAGACCCAATCGAGGTACTAACGCCGCTGTCTACATAATCCGCACTACCTTGAATGGTGACTACTTCAACAAAGGCTCCACCATCGTAGGAGAGTGAGACTTTGAGGCTCTGGGTTGGTTGAATGAGACCGTTCATCACCATGCGGCGGCAATTCTTGAGGTTCTGCGTACCCAGGCTCAAATCGCCTGAGGTCCAGTAGTTCTCAATGACATCCCCGTCTTCATCGAAGCCGGAAAAGAGGGTGTAGACGTTATTGGAAATGGGGTCGCCGGCAATGAGCGTGCCATCGTAGTCTGCAAGACAGGAAGCATAGTAGTTGAGCCTGTCCCAAGCGCCGGAAATAATGTTCCGGACGTACATGACTGAGTTAAAGGCATTGGCAACACCCGCCACTTTCTCCTGCACGCAGAAAATCTCGTAGTCGCCCCAGCGAAACGCAACGCAGTAGTCAAAGGCGTGCGACGCGAGGTCGAGGGCGTCAGAAATCGGCAGCGGCTCAAGGGTCGTGCTGTCTGTGCCCTGCAAGACCTGGAGGCGGCGGAACTTCGGGTCATTGGCACGGGAGAGGTCGGCAAAGATGATGCCCTCCGGCGTCTGGTAGGCAGCTCGGGGATAGGGGATGCCGACGTTGCGATAGGGGAGGTTGGTGCTTTGGGTGTCGTCCAAGGTCGCAGTGAACTGCCAGGTCTTCAGAAGGTGAAAGCAGTACTCGATAGTGGCGATGTTGAAGATGGCCATGAGGTTGCCACCACCGTCGTCCTGGCGGAAGCTCTTGCCCTGCCCATTGGCACTGCCTGAATAGTCCAGGATGCCCGTCGATGTCGCGGTCTCGTGATAGTAGTCGCCAACGACTGCGCCTGCGGCCAATGCCGCGAAGGTCACGCTGTACGCGCCCGTGGCGTAGTTGATAGTGCCTGTGCCGCCTGCGCTACCGACAAGGGTGCCGTTGCGACTGTCCTTGAACGTTTCCACGCTATCAGTGATCTCCAGGTACATGATGGTCTTGGGAGCGCTGGCGGTCGCTAGGGTGCCGGAATAGGTGAGCGAGCCTGATACGCCCAACGCCTCCCCAGTAACGTGGGTGTAGTCGGAGAGTTGGTCCTTATCGATATACGAGAGATAGAGGCCGGTCTTGTCGTTGTTGCCGGCCACCGTGCCGTTGCGCTGGCCAGCGAACGAGCGTGAGCGCCCGATATGAAAGACGCCAAAGCGGTAGTTGCTCACTGCCTGGTCGACGGCGCTAGCCGGATTGGCCGCGGGGATTTTGTAGATGCTTGAGTTCTGCGAGCCGAGATACATGAAGCTGCCGGCGAGGCTTTGGTAGGGTGCAAACCACACATCCTCCCCACTCGCACCAACTGGGAGTAGGTTGCTCCCCACTTCTACCGTGTCGTCGGTATCGACATTGTAGTAGTTGACCTTTCGCCCATAAGAGAACCAAGGAATAGAGACGCCATCGTAACGGAGGCCAATCCCAATGCCGGTGACTTTACCTGATCCGCCGTCAGTGGCTCCCAAACGGGCGTAACCGCGTCTTAGCTCGATGTGGTCCCGCTCGCGCCCTGTGAGCCAATTTTGAGCGTCTGGCGATACCCCAGGCTTTAAGGTTTTGATGTCACGGACTGAGGTATTCAATCCGTAAAAGGTACTAACCGTAAAATCATTCAGTATCATTGCGATTTATCGCGCCTGAGCGCGGATGGCCATAGCTTTCAGTCGGGTCGTTGTGCTCCAAGTCCGATAGCTGAAGGTTGTCGTCCCATTTCTCCATCGCATTCTTTAGTGCTTGTAAGGTAGCCGCGTTGGTAGGGAGCATGAGCTTGTTGATGCTGTCGTAATCCACTGCACCCTTATAGATGCCTGTTGCATAGTAACCAACAAGGGGAAGGAATCGTGAGGGGAAGGCTGACCAGACAGCGGTCGCAGTGGTTACATCGATTGCGGTTGAGGCAGAGACATAGCTTATGTAAAGCGTACCAGCAAAAGGCACCGTGCCATTGAGATAGAGATTGCCGTTTGCGTAATCGTAACAGGCGGTATTGGAAACATCTTTGTATTCAAGTCGCCTGTCAAAGGGTACGAGACGATAGCGTTCTATGCGACTGGTGCCGTCAAAGAGTTTGATAGGGATATCGCCATAGAAGCGAGAAAAGCCGGTGATGCCCGAAAAGGACTTGGCGGTCTGCCAGGTGTTGCTGGTCGTCACACTGAGGGAGGGGTCGGTTTTGCGGAGACTCATCCACGGGCGCTCCTCTTCGATCACGGCCTGGGCGGTTTGCACCAATGATGCAAGCAACACCGGGTCGATAGTCGCCTCGGCGTTCAGACTGGTAACAAATGTGGTTAGCTCAGTTCCTGTAGTCATAGAGTTAGTCCTGCGATATCTGGCGCCTCCTCTTCACTCGGCTGCGACTTTTTAGGCTGCGCGCGGGTAGAGAATGTCGAGGTAAACTCGGTTTCTCCCAAGGCCCGATTGATAGTGGTCTGGACTTGGCTAACCACGGTCTCTTCGAAGGCTATTAGGCTGTCCTTAAGTTCTTGGAAATCAACGCTATTTTCCTTGTTGAGGTCTTGGATAGCCGAAATGGCGGGGGCGAGGTCTGTTTCAGGTGTGACAGCCTTCTCCTCGACGGCCGCTTTTACCTCTCCCACGGCAGACAGGACGGGAGCTAGGTCAACCTTCTCAGGCTCCTTAGCCTCCACTCGCTTGACGGCCTCCAAAATCTCGTCTGTCCGATCTTTCATCTCCTGCGGCTTAGGGATACGTTCGTAATCGAACGCCTCGGGCTTCGGCTCCTTGTCCAGCTCCTCGCGGATGATCCTGCGAACCGTGTAGGCGTCGATACCGCCACCCCCGCGCATGGAGGCAAGGAGGCGGTCCTGAACGAGATAAGTCGTCTCCTCGTCGCCGTAGTTCTCACTCTTCGTCGTGTACCCGCTGTCGGTGTAGACGCTTGTGACGATCGAGACATAAAAACCCTGGCCCGACGAATCGGCCGACACTTGCCAGTTCTTCGAGAAGCGCTGTGAACCGCGGCTCGTCAGATCGAGAGTCTCGATGATTGCGTCCGTGTATGCGTTTCGGATCACCGCCCGAACGTAGTAGGTAGCCGCATCGGTGTGGTTGGCGATTTGCCGGACGACCGTGAAGCTATTTTGTGGATGAAGTACGAGGCTCATAGTAAGTTAATTGCGACCGAGAGAAGGACCGGCAGGACGAGCACAATTAGAACCGCTACCGCACCGAGGACATACGATTGCCAGCGTTCGAGAGAAGAAACACGTCCGTTTGTCTTAGTAGTTTGAGTCTCGATACGCTCTAGCGTTTCCAAAAGATGCGCGCGATATGTCTGTTCCTCGGAAGGCATAGTTGTTTTAGAACTCTGCAATGGCCTTGCAGGTATGTTCGCCGTCAGTAGTTTCAACTACGATACAACGAGCTGAGTAAAAACCACGAACGTACATTGGTGCAATTATGGTAGAAGTAGCAGCCGCGATAGTGAATGTTGGGAGCGGCGCGACTGCCGTTGTAGTAGCGAAGTTGTAGTCGAACCAATTTCCCAAGCCGTCACTGACCTGAACCTTAAAGACGGTAGAGCCGGTGTTAGCTCCTTGGGTAGCGCCTCTTCCGAAGAAAAAGTTGACATTTTTGGCTCCAGCGATTTTGAATGCGCCCCCACCTCCTGGCAGATTGGTAGACGTTGCGGTAGTTGTGGTAGCGAGGTTCGTAACGCCACCTCCTGAGAAGAAGTTGAATGATTGAAAACTTTCTTTGTCGGTCACATCAGAGAAGTTAACTTCACCCTGGACGATTTGGGTAAAGAACACTCCCATGACAATGGTGAATAAGAAGAAAAAGGCGGTGATGCCTGATGCGATGATTTTTTGTGTAAGGGTCATATTTGTAAATTGATTCTTATAATGTAGCGCCCTCATCCCTACCCCATTTTTTATTGGGGTAGAGGGAGGACACTAGCGTTCGCTGCGCCAAACGGTCGTCGAACCAATGCCGCCGCGAGTGATGTTGTCAGTCGGGCCGAGGTTGAGGACCAAAAGGTCAGTATAGTCCGAGGTCGAGGAAGCGATGGCCGCGAGGATTATCCATCCTTGGCCACTGAAGGTTCCTGCGGTCGAGGTGCTGAACGAAGCCCACACGCTATCGCCGGATTTCACACCGGGCGTGGAGAGCGGATAGAGCCTCGTTGTGCTTGCTGTGTGCTGCCAATTCGCGCCGCCTCCAACCGTAAGGGAGGTACTTCCCTTATTGATCTGCTGGATCAGGGTGGGGTTTGGACCAACCTTAATGCCAGCGCTGAATTCGTTTGTGACTTGGTTGTAGACGCCGCTCAAATCGTTCGAGCGGTTAAGGACCACAGCGACTAGCACACCAACGACAATCCCTGCGATGACACACCCTATTGCTGCTTGGATTTTAGTCATGTTGGTAATTGGTTAATGCTATTGCGGAGTAGCGTCAGAACCACTGAAGGTCGAAGATGCAACGGCGAGTTCCGCAATCTGCGGAGCTTGGTCAGTAAAGACCTTGATACCGTACACAGTCCAAGCGATGTAGTCGCGGCCGATCTTGCTAGCAGCGTAGTTTTCTTCGAGAGAAGGTTCTTTCTGCACGACAAGGGAGACCGACTTCGAAAGGGCGAAGATACAGTGGAGCTGCTGCTTTGCCGCTGTCCACACGTCGCCTGCCGGCGTCAGCGTTTCAGACACAGGCACCGTGCCCCAGCCAGAACTGACGAGCGTGAGCTTGTCGGTCGAAGCGGTGTAGGTCGCGGTGATGTTTTTGAGGAGCCGACGGTTCGCAGCCGACACATCGATATAGCTGTCCGCACCTGCGGTGTCGGTGCCGTTGATGAGCTTCACCAACTCAGCGGCGGCCAAGTCATTGGTCGTCTGAATTGAGAAATCACCGGCGTTCGTGGCGCCGTTGTCGGCCGCTGCCGTAAGGGTCACACCGTTGATAACGATGGTGTCAGTCGCGACCGGGATGGTTGGCAACTCAAGTGTTGCGGTCCATGCGAGCGAGTTTGAAATAAACAGGTTGAAGCCCATGAAGTAGCCAGAGTAGCCGTTGCGCGATACCTGATCGCCCAGGAGCGTGTCCTTGCCGCCAAGGTACAGCTCGATGAAGGTCAAAATCTCGGGAGAGATAATGGAAATCGGCATTCCCTCGGGGACTTCAAGCTTCATGTTGCTCTGGAAGCGGTTGTTGTAGACAACGTTCTTGAGGCGGAGCTTCTGCATCGCCGTCGTAAACACGCTTGCGACGTTGGAAGCTGTGACGGTAAAGCCGTTGCCGGATGTACCGCTGAAGCTGCCATCGTCAAGCGCGGTGCCGGCGCCCTGGTAGGCAGCCAAAAGCACGTCACCGTCAATCTGGTTGACGAGGGCGTTTGCGAGTTTGCGACCATATTTCTGCTTAACCGGGATGTGAGCCTGCAACTCATCAAGTTTCTTGATGTAGATGCTGACTTCTTTCTCCTTGTTGATAACCAGCGTTTCCTGGGTATCGGTTATTGCTTGTGTAGAGTAGCCACCATCGCCGCCCATGTCGTTCACTTGAACGTCGGAGGCGTATGAGCGGGCTACGGTCTGACCTTTGGTCAGAGAGGATTCAAGACGGGTGTCGGCAAGGATCTGATAGACAGGCTCCTTGAAATGCGACATTTGGTATTCCGCTTGGAATACCGTCTTGAATGTCATTGTATTTGGGTTCGAGGCCAATGTAGTTCGCTACGCGGGACACCTTTGCGAAGGCGTGGCGTCCTGCTGTCGGCAAAGCGGTTGCCGTTTATTAGTTTTCGTAATTTCCGAAAGAGCCGCGTAAGTGCTCTAGATCATAGTTTTCCCTCCCTTGCTGTCAGTAAGAAGCCCTTCTTGCTTACCGAGCTTCCTATACTCCACCTCCCACTTCTCCTTTTCTTTGGGAGACATTTTGGTGTAGTCAGCGTTGGGATCGAATTCAAAGTCGGCTGCTGCGTCTGCATCAGCGCGGCCCTTGCCTTCCATTCCACGCTTCTTGGGGGATACCAGCGCACCGAGGGTGTCTTTGTTCTTGAAGGCGATGTAATCAAGGTCCTTGTCGTGCCACTCCTTTGAATGGGAGATGGTATCGAGTTGGCCCTTGATGACCTTCATTTCATCATCGGATGCGTTGGGGAAATAGCTCTTGAGAGCGGGTAGCGTACGCTCAAACTCGTCGTTGAACATTTGTGTTTCAACGGTCTTGGCGTTTGAGGATTTCCAGGCCTTAAAGTCGGCGAGGTCCTTCTTGGTATCCTCGTCCAGCTCCGGCTTCACGCCCTTGCGTGCGTCACTAATGATCCGCTGCACAAGGTCAGGGTCTGCACCAATCTTTATGGCGTAGTCTATGGCGTCCTCAGCGGCGTCGATGTCAGTGCCCTTGCCTTCGGTGGCAAGGCGTAATTTCTCCGCCAGCTCGTCGCGCTGTTTCTCCGCGTCGGCAGCTCTTGTCTCCGCGTCCTTACGGTCTTTTCGCTCGTCCTTAAGGTCGTCGTAGATAGAGCGCTTGCGTGGCTCTTTCGGTTTGTCTTGTAAAGGTTCTTTCTCCTCGTCCTTTTCAGGCTCGGGAGCCGGATCATCCTTTGGAGTTTCCTCCTTAGGCTCCTCTTTTGGAGCATCTTTCAGCTCCGGAAGGTCGACGCCGGCTGCGGCGTATTCCTTCTTCACATCTTCATCGGACATATGGTTGATAGCGGCCCATCGGCCGGACAGGTTTTAACGTCCTGTAACGGTGCCGCAGTAAAGCCTCGCGACGCAGGGAAGTTGGTTTAGTGACACAACTTAGGTCAAGAAGTTAGGCGACCGTGCCCCCAACTTTCATAGCAAATTCCTTAGCGAGGTCCCTATAGGCCTCCCCGTGAAGTTCAATCGTATAAACGCGCGTTTTTCCGCGCCAACTAACTTCCGCGCAGCCATTGTCAGCCTCTAAGGCTGCGACTGGCTTGTTTTTCTTTGTAACCATAGTGTGATGGTAGCGAACGCTAGCGTTTTTGTAACGTTATACAGCGTTGAGTGCGTGCCTGATATCTTTGTGAATCTGCACTATGGTGCTCTTTGCGTCTATCTCGGTGAGGGAGAGGATAAAAGTACAGGCGTCCTGGCGAGCAAAGAGGGAGAGCCGCTGCGTCTCAGTGAGATTGCGGTTCTGCATGAGCTGAAAGGCAAAGTCCTTGTAGGATTCTTTTGCCTTACCGACGATCTGCCGTGTGATGTCGTGATCCCGCCAGCCTATAAACGCCTCGCTTTGGATAAGGGCCTGTTCCCAGGCGCGGATGTCCTCTTCATTGGCCGTTCGGGTCTCCTCGTCCACGTCAGAGGCGAGGAACTTGGCCTTCAGCTTGTCTAGTTCGGCACTCATGCGCTGGCCTCAGCTATGTTCATAGCCCGGGAAACGCCTCCAGGGATGCCGGATGGAGTTGGCTTCTGTTCCGGCGCTGGTTGCGTGGGCTGCTGCTGGGCCATCAGGCGAGCATCCTCAGCAACCTCCCGCTCAAGGTTTTGTTTGACGATTTCGACATGGGCGAGGGCGTAGTTGAGTAGCAGGTCGTACTTGTCTTTGAGGGTGGCACGTTTGTCGTCCGCGTAGTCCTTGATCTTCTGCATGAAGGCGATGGTCGCGCCGTACCAGAGGTCGGGCTGCTTACCCTGCAAGATGTGCTGAATAGCCTCGGCGGCCTTGGCACTCGACTTCTTGTCCCCGCTGGTTTTGATGTCCATGAATTCCGCGATATCAGCATCCTCGTAGTCACCGACCGAGCGTAGGATCTCCTCCGCGCGCTTCTTTGGATTGACGATCGGAGCGAGCATTGGGTCAGCGCCGATCCCCATGAGGGCCTTTTCGCGCTTCTCCTTCCTCATTTCGCTTTCCTGCACCTGCTTGTCGGTGGACTTGATGAGCACGTCCACGTCCTTGGTCAGGTTAAGCTCAAGCCGAGTGATCTGATCCCAGTCCCACCCATTCTCTCCCATGAGCTTAATGGCCATCTTCGACGGCATGTGATCCTTGAGGCCATGAATGTAGCGCTTGCCTAGGCCGGCCATCATTTCTTGGAATGGCTGTGATGCCCAGCCGAGACGCTTGGACACGCTCTTCTGCTCCGCAAAAGCCACCGATGCCTTCTTAGAGGCGTCAGAGACCGAGCCCATCGCCATATCGGTTGCGCCGGTATTCTTGCCCAGGCTGTCAGTGATGAATGAAATGAGGTCTACGGTGCCGGCGAGCTGGCCAACATCGAAGTGGTAGACGCCTTCTGAGATGCGCCGCGTGCCGCCTTTGGTATCAGCGGGGACTAGGGCATCAGGGCGGTGCATGGCTTCATCGAGCTTGCGCACGTCGGGGAACATGTCCTTGTCGTAGGCGCGCGCTCCACCATTTTGCTTCTCGCGGTTGGTGAGGTCTTGATTGAAAAGGGCTACGATAGCGTCGGCGGCTGGGTACAGGTCGTCGGCATAGGACTTGGAGAGGAAGTTCTCATCGTCCTCATGGGTGTGAAAGGGAACCCACGGGTAGAGGTCGGAAGAGCACATCTCACTCCACCGCTCAAACCGGAGCCACACCTGAGTCCAGGGATCGAAGCAAAGGTAGTAGCGCTGTCCGTCAATCTCCAGAATGTGGGAAACCAGCTTGTAGACCTGCTCGCCAACGTAGGAGTGGGTATCGGCGTTGAGGCCAAGCGGCTTGAAGCGAGAGAGCCTATCGGCCATTTCCTGCTTGCCATCGGGCAAGTAGTCAGAGCTACCGCCGAGTCGAATGAGTTCGGCAACCTGCTCTTTGTCATATGCGCCGGATCGAGCACCCGCGAGGAGGGCACTTCTCGTCTTCTCGATTTCTTCTTCGCCTGCAAACAGGTGGTTCTCAAGATAGAGGCCACCCCGTGGCTGAAAGTTGAAGTGCTTGAGGTTGGTAACTTCTAAATTGCTTTTGTATTCTGGGTCGCTCTCTGCCGTGTACTTAGGAATGGCAACACCGTTCATGATGGCGTGCTTGCGAGCCATGCGGAGCTTGCTGTCCCACTTGGAGTTTTGCGCCGTGTTCATCACCTCCATCTGGAACGCGCCGTTTATCTTCTGCACTTTGAAATAGTCAGCGGCATCGCCTTCTTGGAAAGTGAGTTGGATAGGGGTGTCGTGCTGGGCGTTGAGGGTATCAATCATCCCGGGAAATACCGGGATCGGCACATTAAAGAGCTGGCGCAGCTTCTTTGTTACCTTGCCGTCGTACAGCTCCCAGTACCGCCCTAAACGGGCAAGGCGCGGCTTCTTGAATTCAGAGGCGGCCATGATTTGGCGAGTGGCTACTTGCACCGCCTGTTCTGCCATTTGTTTGCGGGTTAGTCCCTTCCATCTACTGTCTAGATCCTTAGACGCCGCATCAGCACCATCCTCTGGGGATTTGTCCATGGTGCGATTATCGCAATAACTGCGCTTTTTGTAACGTGCGAAGGTAGGCTACATAGTCGCGATAGCAGCGGCCTTTGGCATGATGATCGATCATGGTGAAAGGAATTGAGCAATCTATGCACCGACCACTGGTGCCGGGCTTGTCGCAGGGCGAATACAAACAATGCGGGCACGGATGGCACACCAGCAATATTTCGCGCGCAGTCGACTCGCGCACATTAGGAATTTGAAAAGGCAGTTCACACCGAGGGCACTTCTTCTCTATCGGTTTATCCAAGTAGCGGCGCGACATGGTTAGGATAGCAATGGGCTCTCATATGGCGGTTGATTAAATGGCTCAACACAGCCGTCTGGACAGGTAAGTGCGCCGGTAATGGGATCAGCCGTGCAGTCTGCGTCTGGAAATAGCTTCATGCACCATTTACACCGGAAGAAGTGGTCGCGTTTCATTCCTCTAGTCCGCTACGCTCATAAGGGCCTTGCACAAACGTGTTGGCGCTCTCCTTCTTCACCTCGGCCCAGTTCCTCATCTGGTGTGCGATGGCGCAGTTATGGACAAGAACCCCATTAGCAAAATACTCTGGGGTTCCTTCGACTTCTAGGTTATATACCCTTCGGTAGTTGTTTTCTTCTTCGCAATCTATAGCACTCTTCTGAACATCTTCGCTTGTGTGGTATTCTCGTTTCAAAGATTTTCTTGCAAACGTGGCACACCTTTTTCTGTTTAGGTTTTTTCTTCTTTTCTCCTCTATATCTGTATGAACACGCTCTATTGCAAAACTTTGCATTGTAGGCGATAGCCCCGAATGATTTACCACAGTAAGAACAGACAGACTCTCTTGGAGTTTTGTTTTTCCAATATTCCAATAGGCTCTTATTGATTTTATTCCTATTTTTTTTGAGATTTTGGATGAGTTGTTGTTTTCTCCCCGTATCTTGCAAATGTAACAACATGTGTTCCGAAACGGATAACATATCAAGATTTTTAATGCTGTTATTGTTTGAGTCGCCATCTTTGTGATGAATAACAAAACCTTTTGGAATAACGCCGAAGTTATCTTCCCAAATCTTCCTATGTAAATATTTTGCGGAAACTTCCCACCTTGCTCCGCCAAGGTAATATGTCCTGTGTGTTCTCCGTTTTGCATCTGGATACCTGTGGTATGCAACATCTCTGTATACGATAGTCTCTCTATTTTTTGTAGATTTGAGTCCCATTTATACAGTATATCATCAGCGGTAATACATGACAGGTTCTTAGTCTGATTATCTCCAAAAAACACTGGGTGGTCGTGAGTTCCTGTAAGACCAATATTGTTTATTACCTTTTTAACATGACTAAGAGTTTTCTTAACTTTCTTGTATCCATCTCTGGTCATTACCAAATCCCCAATATTGACGCTTTCTATGGGTACCTGCCCTTTATCCGTGAGTATAAGAGTTCCTTTTATAAAACACGCTACTAACAAATCGAAGTGGCGAGTGGTGAGGCGTACATCCTCGTCTTTGTCCATGAGGTCGTCGCGGGTGTAGCTGCGAAGCTCGGCAATGAGGTCGGGGTCGCTCAGCTCCAGGTGGCCGTCCTCGACAGCCTTCTTGAGGTCGAAGAGCATCTTCGGCTTCGTCATCGCGTTCGTGTTCCAGCCGTACTCCCGCACTCTCGGTGGCAAGCCAACTCGTGTTTGCTTCTGCTCGGTGAAATAGATGTTGTCGTAAATCTGCTTGAGCCGGCCGATGGTGGCGTGGCCGTGGTTGTTGCTCTCAGGCGCGACGATCGGCTTCCCGTACATCGAGGCCTCGCGCTCGATCTCGTCACCGAAGATGTCGGGCTTGATTTGATTGTCTTTGAACGTGGCAACGACACGCGGCGGCAGCGTTGAGAAGTCGATAAAAACGCTGGTCGAGCTGTCCAGGCCGACGCCGCCGGCAACATCATGCCCTGAGCCGTAACGATGGCTCGGGTCGAACTTATGAAAAATCTTGAAGCCGCCGACGACTTTCAGTGGGTCCTTTTTCGCCTGGCGGTCTAAGCAAGACCGGTCGAAGAGGATGTCAGCGCCAGCCGATGGCTCGCAATTATGAACGACTAAACCGTTAGCTACATAGCTATTGTCTTCTTCAACTTCTATATTGTGAACTACCCCTTTATAAGGCGAGGGTTCTATCTTTTCTATTTTAGAGAATTGCATTGGATTTCTCTGTAATAGCTCGTTTGGTAGACCAACCTCTTTTTAATCTTTTATACACAAGACCATCTGACCCGCCAAGCAACCTATCTATTTCACTAAGACAACGACCTCCTATTTTATGGTTGTTGCTTCTATTTTGGCACTGTTCTTTGTAAGAAGACCATTTCACATTGCTAGGTTCGTAATTTCCATTGTTGTCTATCCTATCCAAAGATTTATTCTCAGGTGAATCCCCGACATCATCATAGAAAGCCAAGAAATTATCTCGCCACTTTTCGCACACTTCTATGCCTCTGCCACCGTAATTAGAGTATTGCCTTACATTTTTGTTGTAGCATCTATTCTTCATAGCCTGCCACGCCGTCCACACTTTTGTAAATCTCATATTGTGTTTTGTGTTTCTTCCTATTATCTTCTCTTTGTTCAGACAACCACAAGACTTACTCATGCCAGACTTTAAATTTTTAATTATTACATCCTTCTCTACACCGCAATTACACCTACATCTCAGATAAACCCTGTTCTCTTTGCAGATTTTGTGTTGGCTTAAAACTGTCCAGCGATTATATTTTTTATTCACACTTTAAGTTTACCGTGGGGGATTACACAGACAAAGTCTTTCACCGTTAATTGTCCTGCTGGAACCCAATCTTTTGTACTACCCCGAACAACCAACACGGGGTGATTTTTGGTTATCGTAACAACTTTTCCATTCACCGTAATATCCAACAAATCATTTGCGTTACTTTGCATTATTCTCAAAATCTTCTGCTCTCGATTGAGATGAGTAACAACCTTGTCGCCAACCCTCAATAGGGCTATCGTTTTCCATCCCCATTTTGTAAGAACTAAGGTATCCGGCTTTACACACAGGTACTCACCGGCAAAGTCGTCGGCTGCCGCCTCAATGCGATTTATCTCTGCCATCGTGTAGGCATCCCACAGGGGCTGGCCCTTGAAGCGGATGGGGACGATCAGCACCTCGCGCCCAGGCAGGGGCTGGACGAGCCTGTGGACGTTGCCGCGCTCAGAGAGGTAGTTGCAGGTGTAGACCGAGCCGCCATCCTTGGAGAGGCCCGTACGCGCCTCTTCCATGTTGTCGAAAATGGCCTTGGTCTCCACTGCCGAGCGAAGGGTCTTCCTGGTCTCAAAGTCGTCAAACCAGATGAAGTCGGGACGGGCGTCCTCTTGGAGCTGGCCGCGCTGGTCAGTGCCTACGGTGCCGGCGCGCATTTTGACGCCGGTGGCCGTGGTGAACGAACTCATCGTCTCTTCGCGCTTCTCCGTCGTCTTTTCGAATATCTCCGGGTAGTAGGCGCGCACGCGCTCTGAAATGAGCATGTTGTACACATCGGTAACAATCTGCTTTGAGTTAGAGCCGTCCTCGGTCAACACTTTGAGATATTTTCGCGAGTGTTCGAGGTCGTTGGATATGACAAAGGCCATAAGGAGCTTGGTACGCGTCGTCTTTGCGCCGCCACGAAATACAATATCTACAAAGCTGCTAAGCATGCCTCGGTAGACCCGGTAATTGAAGGTATCTATGTCCTTATGGAAGGGGGCATCACCCGCTTTGAAGTACTGTGGAAAGAAGTGCCGTGCCCACAGATTGAATTTCAATAAGACCGCCGCTTCGCTGTCAGCGTGTGTGAATGAGAACAGCGCCCGCAGCTCTTGCCTATTTCCCTTCTGAAGTATCTCCCTTAAGGAAGGCGACGACGGCTCTGTCCGCTTTATCTTTGCTTTGGTCATCAAATAGGGGTTCGCCGTCTTTCCCAGTAACCTCCTGACGGTCGGTGTAGCCATGCTTGGTCAGCATGAGTTTCGTGATTGACGCGTTGTACTCGTTCTTGAGGCCTTTTTGAATGAGTTGGGCGGCTTGCGCAGCCTTCAATTGCTCAAGGATGTCCGAAAATTTAGGATATGTATCGCCCCATTTATACAACGTTGACCGAGCTACGATCAAATGAACAGCCAATCCTTCAATGGTAGGCAGGTAGTGAGCCTTCTTACAATCCGCAACATACTTAGTAACGGCGGCAGGATGCTTTAATGGCTCATATTCGATTGGCCGCCCGACATCAGCCATTGAGTTTTCCTATTTGCTCATCGAACATGGCGAGGTTCCGACTGAGGCGCACGATCTCATGGTCGTTCATAAGTTTCTGGTTCTCGATCTGAGCTAGGGCGTTAGTAGCTTCCTTAGCCTTCTGCTCCAGGTCCTTGTTGGAAAGCGCCTTGGCGTGCGCATCCTCCGCCACATTAGCGCGGTCCTTGGCGTCAGCTATCTGTAGATCGAGCACTCGGTTTGAGTGAACGATAGTGTCCAGCTCGCGGAAGATGATGTTCTTCTGCTCCCCGATTGAAACCCGCTTAAGGGTGTCGCTCTCAGGCTCACCGTCCTCGTAGGGGATGCAGACATGGCCGTCTGAGACGAGAATGTGTGCTCCAGTCGCGAGGCGGCACTTTACCAACAGCGCGTTGATGCCGGCATCGTCGGTAATAGGAAAGCTCTTTACTTTAAGCATAGACAAAGTAGTTATGGTTCATGCTTACATTATACAACACAAAAAACCGCCCCGTTTAAGGGCGGTCTGTTGATACGGACAGGTTCGTTATAACCTATAGATATTGTATTTGGTGTTGAAGTCATCTGCGAGGGCGGAATGAAGAGCCACGGCGTTTCGTATCTCATCAGGGGGCACGTCCTGCTTAATGAGGCGCAGCACCATTTTAGAGGCTCGGTTAAGCCCTATTCTGTCGTTCTTTTGTCGCTCCTGTAGTCGTTTGTGTAAGTTGTCCATGTCCTAGATAATCCACACATTGAAGAGACTAACTGTTAAACGCACTACTTCGACCAGCATGCTTCGGATGAGTACCAAGGTTCGGTGCCGTGATTGAGGTAAATCCACTTCGCCATCTTTTCGTTGTCGGCCTCTTTGGTGAGGTCAAGACCAAGTTCGGTGGCCTGCGCGAACCAAACCGTGTTGATCTGATATTTGCCAACGTCCACGGTGCCATTCGTGTTGGCATTGAAGATCACCTGGCCGCTCTTGCTCCAGTGCTGGCTACCGCTCTCGCACTTCGCGATGCGATCGAGCACAGGGTAGGCGGGGTCCACAGGGACCTTCACCTCGTTCATAGCGTAGACCGTGTACGGGAAGAACGTGGAGCCGATCCAGGCTGCGCTGTAGAGCGCGAGCCCGGCGAGAGTGATAATGAGCGCGCGGTGAACGAAACGACGAACGGCTGCTTTGAAGGAGTCGAACCGGCCATTGATGCGGCGACCCATGTAAAATAATTTCATAATTCATTGCGCTAGTTAATAACTTGCGCCCTGTACTACTATGTTATCGTGTATAGGGATTTTGTCAACTAGTCAGCCTGTGGATAGCGGAGTGGCTTTGTTAAGCCGTTTCTTGGCTCTTTTTCGTCTTAAGGCATCCGCGAGTTGCGATTTCCGGCGCCTGACTGCTTCTTCGTATCCTTTGGGGTTCATGAAATTACTTGCTTATCCCGCTCGGGATACAGCGCTTCGAATAGCTTCCATTTTAGCATCCATTCCGGAGTGCGGAAGCCTTTCACCTCAGTCCACATCTCATTGTCGTTCTTTTGTCGCTCCTGTAGTCGTTTGTGTAAGTTGTCCATGTATCTGTGGAGAATAGTTCAAGCCCTCCTAATAGCTTCCGTATCTCCCTATCATACTCTAGCTTGGTGTATTCCTTTGAGGTTTTGCCGATTTTTTTGCTCTCAAAGTAGCGGTCCTTCAACGCCTGCGCCGTTCCAGCTCCATAGCGGAGGTCGAGGTTGCGTTCATAGCCGAGCTTTTGTTTGTCGTAGGCATTACAGCCGCCACACTCGCCATTTAGATTCTTTAGGTCAAAGAGGAGGGCAAAGCCACAGCGGGCGGCGTTAATGAAGTGCCCACACTGGAGGTCGCGCCAGTTCTGCACATGCTTTCCACAGTTTATGCACCTGCCCCAGTGCCTGAAGTCTCTCACTCGAACGTAGATGGAGGTGAGGTGCCACATAACACCTTTGAGGCCTTGGTACCTTGGGGAAGAAGGGCGATTGAGGCCGTATATGGTCCAAATAGCCGACTTAGGGTTACGCTCACGCTGCTTCTTCACAAATTAAAGATACCAAGAAAAACAGGCGCAAGAGTGGCGCATGAGAGGCGCCTGTTGATAGTCATTGGATTGGCCGCCAGCACGATTTGCGCCAGCTCGTGGGGTGGAAGTACCCGATCGCGGCTCGCAGGCTTCCTGGAGGCTTCTAGGCCCTCTAGCGGGGCTGTGGGGCAAGACCGATGGCGCACAAAAAACCGAAAGAGGTGGGTTTTAGTCACTTCGCAGTCAACCTTCAAAAGAAAGCGGCCAACCGAAGTTGGTCGCTTATAGGGAGGGCTATGCCTCCGTCAGGGTGAGCTGTTCGGGGCCCATGATGCCGTAGATGGGCATATCCTCCATGCCTTCGATGTGAAAACGGATGAAGATGGTGGGGCCAAGGATGGAGTCGGTGAAGAGGGAACCAGGCACCATCTCGTCGATGATGGCGAGCATGCCGAGTTCCATCGTGTTGAAGGCCATGCACTTGCCCTCTTCCTTGAGCTGAAGGTAGCGCGTTTTGCCGTCGCCGTTGTGAGCGAGGGCGTAGGCGCGGACTTCCATCAGGTCTTCGAGGCTCATGCACACTGAAGTGTCCAGGTGGACGACTTCACCAATCTTCACGGGTTCAGCGGCGCTCGCGGGGAGCTTGGTTGCGAGAGCGGCCATGATAGCGCTGGCGAGAACGACGCTCGCTAGGAGAGTAGAATTGCGCATAGCTGTTCTCCTTCGGTTTGTCGTGGTTGAAGTTCCACCTGCAAGTGGCGTCGCAGAACGGGCCGTTGACCGGCGCTCCTTCTGGTATTTCCTCTTTGCAGTGTAAGCAAATTCGCACAGCCTCCTCCCTTGTTAAGTGCGTCTGGTACTAATTGTACCGCGCAC